CGCAATCAATTGCGCTTTTTTTCTCTGCGTTCCATGTGGAATAAAACCGATAATATTTTGACGGTTTGCGTCTTGGCATTTTTGACATGTTAGGCATGTGGTTTGGCCGGTGGCGTCTGTTTGGGCCGGGCAAATTTCAATCGGCCGCCCTTCCGGGGTTTGGGTTGTGTTTTCATCGGGCACAACCGCGCAAACCGGGCCGATATTTAGCGCGGCCAATTTGTCCGCGTGGCCGGGATTATTTGCGGAAAGGTTAACGGTAAACCCGGCCGCGTTGGCCGCTTTTATTTTGTCCGCGTTGCGCGGCGTTGGCGGTTTGTGAGTGTAAGTGAAACCCCGGCGGCCACGGTTTGCGGCTAATAGATCAAACAATGCGTTTGCGTCTATGTAGTCCCATTTTCCCGGCAAATCCCCGGCTTGGTTGTGTCGCCACAGTGTACCGGCTGGCATGGCCGCCACGGCGTCGCAAAATGCCCGCCAAGACATGTTGCGTTCTCCGGTGGAAACTTTCGCCCAGTGCAGTTTAAGCGGCCCGGAGTTGGCATAGCATCCGCCACCCCGAAAGGGGCACGTTCGCGGGCAAGTTTTTTCTTCAGTGGTAGAGACCGGAATTGGCCCGGTTTTTGAGTTTGATGATTTTGGTGTTAAATGTACGTAATAAGACATCGTTAATTTAAAAAGTTTTTTGGTAATAGGTAGTCATAAAAAGGGAAAAACCGGGCCGCATTAAAGCAACCCGGTTTTCCCGTTTACTTGGTTAATTAGTCCACAGTGATAACCGGAGAATCTTCAACATTAATTCCGCCGATTCGGTCAAGTGTGGCGTGCAATCCCTGCGTGCGACGGCAAAGCGTTTCAAGGGGTTGGCCTTTGGCGTTTTCGGTGACTGCGTTCCAGAGTGAAAACATAGAATTGCCGCGATGCTCCGGGTGGGTTTCGCCCCGGTAGGTTTTTAAAATTTTTGGAATGTCACGCCACACCACCGAATCATTTTCGGCCAGATTCACCAAAATGTCATTGGCTTGCATTGGCGACAAATCCACTTCTTTGTAGGCACGAATCCGCTTGGCTTGGCTGTCAAATTCCAACCCCATGCGGGCCGTGGCCTCCCACACCATACCCGGCAATTTTTGCATGATTTTCGGGCAATGTTTCCGCGTCACATTAATCTGGCCGGAAAATGCCAAATTATCGCAAACAAACACTTTCGACCCAATACACAACCCGGCCGGAAACTTTTTGTCATGGCTGTTACGCACGCCAACAATGTTTCCAAATTCGGAATTCTCAGATTCCAACCGCATTAAACCAAACAAGCGATTCCCGTCTGGCGTTACGCCGAAACTTGATTCAACAATGTTCAAGTCCTCGTAAGCCAGCCCACGCTCGACAAGTTTAACAAGCCCGGCATGGCTGACGGGTTGGTGAGTTGAGGTTGCGGCCGGTGTTGGTAAGTTTTCCAACTGCTCACGCGGAACTAATTCCGCCCCTTTGTGTAATAATAAACCTTTCACAGTGTATTTTAGTTTTTTGTTATTTGTGGGGATTTGCCCCGGTTTGCCTTGCCGGGTATATAGACACCCGGAAAAGCAAAGCGTGGAAAATACTAGTTAAAATCGCCGCAAATTTCGCGCCCGACGTAGCAAACGCCGTCGGAAAATTGGAAATATAAACCTTTTAAACCGTACGTTTCGTGATTGTCCGGGTGGTGGCTTAATTTGTGCCGCCAATTTTGATTTTCCCGCCAATTTCGCACGCTGATATTAAAAACCCCGTACAGAATGTTGTGCAGTGATTTTGCCAAATCACCTTCGAGGCTTAAAATACGGTTCCCCACTAAACCTTGCCGGTAAGAATAATACTCTTGGTGTTCGGCGTCATTATATGCAAAGAGGCTGTCGATATTTACCCCATTTTCAACCAAGTCGAATTCGCCAAGATAATTTATTTGTGGTTTTGTTGTCATTATTAATTACCAATTTTTTCGCTGATTTCAGTGCAAAACGTCGCCCGGTCGGCCAGTTTTGCGGTGTCTCTAAACCAAGCCACGGCCGCGATATGTTGCGGGCTGCCCGGCGTTTCCGTTTGAATTAAGGCAAGGTAAAAATCCACCAAGTTAAACCGTTTTGGCGGAAGGTTTACCGTTTTCGCGTTGTTTTTTGTTGTCATAGTATAGGCCGTTTTAATCGGCCGCCCCTTTTTTGCCGGTTTTGTCAATTAGTGTCAAACGAAAAACAAAAGTTTTTTAAAAATAAAAAATTATCTGATTTGATGCCGGGTGAATAGTTTTTCGGGCTTTGGGCCGGTTGTGGTAGTTTTGAGGCATGGGCGGAAAGGGCAGTGGCGGCCGAAACAAATTGCCAGCCGATAAAAGGAAAACAGTTTTTGACAAATTAAAAGCCGGGAAAGGTTTGTTGGAAATTGCAACTGAGGAACAAATAAGCCCGACAACTGTTCAAAAATTACGGCATGAAATAAAAACAGACTTGCCACAGTGGAAAGCAAAAACGGTCGCCGCGTTAACAGACTTGCACACCAAGGTTGTCGAGGATTTACAAAATACTTATCAATCTGTACCACCCGGACAAAAATCCATTTTACTTGGTGTTATTACCGACAAAATAAAATCTCTCAGTGAGAGTGAATCCCAAAATATAACGCACAATCATCTTCACATTAGCCACGGCGATATTAATTCACTATTTACTGACAATAAAACAGGGAATCCGGCGCAAAACAAAAGAGAACCCGGAGCAGTGGACACAATAATTGACACAACCACCACAAACCACCCACCAACTGACAACCAACACAGTGACAAAAACAAACAATAACAGTAACGGGGGGAGGGGGTCATCGCGGCGTGCGCGCGTCCAGCCACTAATGGATTTTGACTTACAAAATTTTTTCACAAAAAGGGCATGAAAGAATCAGAACTGGCGGCGTTTTTAGGAGTTCCTAGAAAAGAGATTGTTAAAATCCGTAAGGAAAACCCAGAATACTCTTTTAAAGTTGGTCGAGAAATCCACTGGTCAAGTGAAGGTAAAGCGTTTGTGTACAAAGAGTTAGGGTTAGATACTCCACTGGAAACACCCGAATCTCGCGACACCACGGCCACAACGCAGAGGTGTTATTTCCCCAACAGAAATTTAATTGAGGCAAAACTGGACAACGGCCAGACAATTTTAGTGCGGGTTAAAGATTCGCAGATGTATGTGCCGGGAATGCAAATTCCAATACGACCCGATGGAAATGGGTGGACAGTTACCCGACACCCCCGACAACGTGGAAAAATCTAAATGGACTCCCACGAACAGGCTGACGCATACCACAGTGAGTTAAACAAACTTACTGAACGGTTTATGGAAGAGTTTGATATGACCTACGTTCAGCTTATTGGGGTGTTAGAGATGTACAAAATGGAGGTGTTTTGTGAGGCGATGGCCGTGGCTTTTGAAGAAGATGAAGATGGAGACGACGAATACAGCACAACTGGAGACAGCGATTAAAAACGCACTGGAAATCAAAACAGAAATGGGGTGCGAAATGATTAAAGTCGCGCTGGACTGTTTACACTTGTTTGACCAAAAACAACAAGACTACGGAAGCACTAACATCTCCGCATCTGGAGAGATCGGAATTGCGGTGCGATTGCAGGACAAAGCCAGTCGGATGCGGCACATTCTTATAAAAGAGATGCGCGGCGAAACTGGAGTTAATAATGAAGCGTTGTTTGACACCTATCAAGATGTGGCAAATTACGGGATGATTGGAATGTTACTGAATAAGAAAATCTGGAAATAATGGCATTTACCCCCACACCACATCCAGTTCTGGTAATTCCTTCTCAGGAAAAGATGAAGGAGTTTGCGGATCGTGGTGACGCGGGGCTGGATGAGTTGGCTCGCGCACTGGAAAAGCGCGAAGAACTGATACGACTGGAAAAGGAAGACCCGTACCGTTACGGCTACGAACCCCCACATTGGAAAGATGCGGACGAGTTGTGGAAAGACGCTGGGGAGTTGTTGATTCAAGGAGGTAACCGCGCTGGCAAATCTGAATTTGCGGCCCGCCGCATTGTGCAAATGATGACGGCGAAGAAAGGCGCGAAAGTGTGGGTGTTGGGAATGACCGCGCAATCCAGTATTCGTGACCAGCAACAACTTGTGTATAAGTATATACCGGCCGAGTGGAAGAACATTAAAAAGGGTAAAGTTCAGAACGTAAGTTTTAGTCAGAAAAACGGATTTACAGAAAACACGTTTATTCTTCCGAATGGATCGCAGTGTTGGTTTATGAATTATTCGCAGGAAATGCGAGTAATTGAAGGTGGTGAAGTGGACATGATTTGGTGTGATGAGTTAGTTCCTATCACATGGATTGAGACGTTGCGGTTTAGGTTGGTTACCCGTGCAAGCAGTCACGAACTGTCTGGACGCATGTTAATTACTTTTACTCCGGTGGACGGGTACACTCCAACTGTAAAAGAATACTTGAATGGCATGTCCATATTGGAAACCCGGCCAAGTCCACTGTTGGCAAATACCGTGAACGTGGGTGGATGTCCGGCGGGGCACATGCCGTACACGGCTAGAAGCCGGAAAGACAATGCGCGGATAATCTGGTTTTACACGGCCATGAATCCGTACAACCCGTATTCGGAGATGGTTAAGACCTTGAAAGGGGAAACCAGTATCCAGATTAAATTGCGGGCGTATGGATATGCGGAAAATCTAACGGGCAACCAGTTTCCCAAGTTTTGCCATGTGCATGTGTTAGACCCGGACAAAATTCCACCGGGAACAAACTACATGGCTGTTGATCCGGCGTGGAATCGTAATTGGTTCGCTTTGTGGTTGCGCGTGGATGAGAACGGCCGCAAGTATGTTTATAGGGAGTGGCCGGATCGTGACACGTTTGGAGAGTGGGCTGTTCCCGGCGAAAAAGCAGATGGAGCCATTGGCCCGGCGCAAAGCATAGGTGGAGGCCGTGGAGTTGAGGAAATTAAAGAGGTTTTTGGCGAACTGGAGAATGGCGAAGAGATTGAGGAAAGATACATCGATCCCCGTGCGGGAGCGACACAGGCGGCCGGGCGAGAAGGAGGTACGAGCATCATTGATTTATTGGCTGAAGGTGAGAACCCGATGTATTTCCAGCAAGCCGCCGGGATTTCGGTGGCAAACGGTTTGACGATTATTAACGATTGGCTTAACTACGACCAGAGTTCGCCCGTCAATGTAATGAACGAACCGACGTTGTATGTGAGTCGGGATTGTGGAAATTTGATTTACTCTTTGCAGGAGTGGACAAATCGCGACGGGGAAAAAGGATCGAGCAAAGACCCAATAGACACACTCCGTTACCTTGCCGTGATGGAGCCAATTTTTGTAAACGAACTCACATTTGCAGGGTCTGGGGTAAAGGCGTATTAATGGTTCAGCAATATCCATTGTTGCTAAAAGTTAGCGAGGCTGAAGAGATTACCGGGCTGGAACGTAAATATTTGGCCCGGTTGGCAAATGAAGGAAAAATAAAAGTTTATAGAACAACTGGAAACCAAAGAAGATATTACAAGTCTTCTTTATTGGAATATTTTAAACATGGAAACAAATGACAAGATAGCGCGGGCAACTGATGTGCCCGACATACGAGAATTGGCGAACGAGTACAATCGTTCTCTAAACGAGGGGTATTCGTTGGAGCGAGTGAATGAGTTGGACGATGTGCGGTACACCCGATGGGATGCACAGAGTGACGACGGGAAAAAGCACGACTCCAACATGAAAGAGGGTAAACAGGCTTTTCCGTGGGATGGAGCCAGTGACACCCGCATCCCGTTGGCCGATTCTATCATAAATGACACCGTGGACATTATGACCACGGCATTTAGCCGGGCCACGTTGAAAGTTGGCGGAACAGAGGTTGGCGACGTTCAAACTGCGGCCGTGGCCAACAACATTATGCGGTGGCAACTGGACACTAAACTGTATCACACGCTAAACCGTGAATCTGAATTGTTGGCCCAATATGGTCAGCAGTATGGGTGGAGTGCGTTGTTTGTGGGGTGGGAGCAGAAAAGTGCGTTGAAGCCCCGCATTATTACAATGGACGAGATTTCCCAGATGGCAGACCAGATGGAGCCGGGCAATCCTTTAAAAGATTTGCCGGAGCTAATAATGGATGTTGAGCAGGAAGATGTGGTGGTTCGCATATTGCAAGCGCAGTTTCCCGGTTTGGAAGCAAAAGAGGCCAGATCAGCAATCCGAGATTTGCGTAACACTGACCAAACCGAAATACCGGAAGCGTACATTGCAGTCAATCAACCGACCATTGTGGCGTTGAAGCCGTGGGAAGAGATTTCGTTTCCACCGGAGACAGTGGATTTGCAGTCGGCTCGCGTTATTTTTAGGCGATTGTTTTTAACTGAAGCCGAGCTACGCGCAAAAGTGGTGGATGAAGATTGGGACGAGGCATGGGTGGAAGAAGCAGTTAAAACAGCGGGCCGGTCTACCGAGTTCCATGATTTTAGCCGCACTGTTACAGACTTAACGCTAAATGAATCCCTGTCAATGTACGACAATTTAATTGAAGTTGTGTACGCTTATTCCAAGCAGGGAG